CCTTCCATAGCTGCACAATAGCAACCTCAAGAAAGAGTTGAGGATCATCGTCTTGTTCAACAACAACCTCAAGCTCTTTTCGTTTAGGTTTAAAGTCTATTATATCAGCCATTAGAAGTCTGTTACGGTTTCTTCAGGTGCATTCTCATCACTACCAATTACGTCAAAGTCAGTAGCACCGCTATTCTCATATACCTTAAGGTCAGTTACTTGTACCTTGCTGATAAGTGATGCGACACCTTTACGACCACCGACATCATACGGATACTGGAACAGCATTACGTTACCCATACTACCATTACCAATGTTACCACCATCGATAGGCTGTTTGTTGGCATCAACTACTTCAGGTGCTTTGTTACGCTCACCTTCCTTGTTGAGTGCTTTACGTTTTACATTGGCCTTGTAGTAAGTACCATCGTCATCTGACTCTGTCTTGACAGGAAGATAGTACTCATCCTTCCAAGCCTTAGCCTTTGCCTTATCACGGGTACGCATCTGAAGTTCCCATTGCAGTGTACCGAAAGGCTCTACTGGTTTAACTAGTTTAGCCCAATGCAGTTCTACTTCAGGGATAATCACTGTACGTTTCTCATTAATCATTTTCAATCTCCTCAATTCTTGTTGTTCGAATACCTGTAGCACCTTTCATAGCCTTAAACTCTCTAGTGGCTTCTTCAAGTGCTTCTATTTTGTTTGCTGCAGTGACGAACACAGTGTCCGTCACCCAGCCTTCACATTTCACTTCATACTTTCTCATTTGGTTCCTCATTCATAGCAATGAGATAGTTCAGATACCACTGAGCCTTCTTCAACTCTTGTAGCTTGGCATCCTTTTTACCGTACCTCATTAGGTACTTGTACACTTGACCCATTAAGTGTGCCTCCGCACCTTCAAGGTCTCTTAACATGAACACCATCATGTCCATGTACTCATACCCAGGCAGTATCTCTTTATAGTGCTTGGGACTTACTGCGTTATGCTCTTCCATGTTAGTCCTTTCTTTCATGTAGGCTTCGTGTCTCATCGAGTGTCCTCTCCAGTACAGCTATAAGTCCTTCCTTGACCAGTAGCTGTATTGCTTCTTCACTGAGAGATAGCTCTACTACTGCAGAACCATCTTTCATTTCTTGATAATCAGTTACCTCTATCATGCAGTTAACCGTAAGATACGTTCAGCATGTTTTAAGAAGTGTTTGCATCCTCTATCGTAGTAGATGACATCGTTAGTCATACCGTCACTGTTGAGAACTACTAGCTTTACTAGCTTACGTCTCATGTTGTAGATCCAAGCAGCACTAGGTGTCATATAGCACCTGATATCAGCACTGCTTTTAGCTGTTAGGATCTCATTAATAAGGTCATGTGTGATTACTGTTCTCTTAGTCATTGTTTTCTATCCTTTCCAAGATATCTATGATGATCTCTAAGTCTAGCTTAGTGTCTTCATCTTTTGTACTCATTAACAACATCTGTAGTCTTAATAGTGCTTCATTCATCGTGGTAGTATCCTAGCTTTAGCTGTAAGGATCTTTGTATAGAAGCCCTCATTGTAGAGCCTCATAGCTTCTTCTTCATCATAAGCAGAGACAAAGGTGTATTGAGTGTCCTCAATGACGTACTCAGTAGGATCCCAGCGAGTTTCCTCTACGGATCCTTCTAATATACCTTCCTTTACTAAGGCTCTCCTTATCTCTGTGGGTAGATCTCCGACTATCTCATCGTAGTGACCCCAAGAGTTATTTTTGATAGCTTCTTCTATCTTGTTCTTATAGAAGTGATACATTGCAGGTGTTCTTTTAGTCATGCTTGGTTCCTTTCTATTGAACAGATTGACGACTAATGACTATCTCCTCATGAGTATTGTCGTCATCTTCGTACTGTTTATTTATTAGTCGTACTTCGTCTTCTTTTTCGTGTAGTATTTCATAGTTTGGTTGCTCTGAGTTTTCATACGGTTCTCTCTTAGTAAGCCTGATAGCTTCAGTGAAGGCTTTAGCGTAGCAGCTGAAGAGACCTCGAATGTATAGGTGGTATTCACCTTTATGTTCCATCTCAGAGTATACTAGGAAGAAGGCTGGTTTAGTCTTATCCATCTTAAACTACTCCTTTAAGTATACCTATAGTATAGTAATCCACCCCCCTATAAGGGTGTTTTATAGCAACTCCATAGTAGTCTCGTCTTCGATAAGCTCCATATCGCACACTTCAAGGTCTAGATAGAACAACATTCTGCTTTGTTCGTTAATAATAGAGACTTCAGCTTCAGCTCGCCTACCATCAAGTGATACGGTAATAGTGTCACTCTCAGTGTACTCCATGACTTCGATTGCATGACGGATAGCTGCAGCGTCTCTAGTAGAGAGTGTTATGCTGTCTCTGTCGTGTTCTTCAATGAGCCAGCTAGCGTTTGATAGAGCATCGAATAGGAACTCTATAGAGAAGGTTTCTTCGTAGACTTCCCTACGTTGTACGTTTACTTTTACTTCATTAGTCTTTACATTTTTCCATGATACGATCATAGCAGTGTTCCTTTCATATTGTTTTCCAGATGTAAATGAAAACTATTACTGGTATTAAGCATAGGATTAGACTAAGCATTAATCGTTCTCGCTTTCTTTAATGATATCTTCAGGTTGATCCCAAACAGTTGGTATGAAGGCGTAGTGAGAGTATCTTGGTAGGATCTTCTCAAGATACGGGTAGATGTATTGACTATCGTTAGCTGGTCTTAGTACACTTGAGTTATAGCCTAGCCGATAGTGATAGTCACAGGTGATGATACCTTTACGATCCATCCAGATATGTGACATGTTCATAGGGAAGTTACGGATTACATCGAGTGGACGTTTACGTAGCCATATGAGTTGTATTGTACGATAGCGTAGGCTACCTTGGTGGATTGGGTATTCATAGATAGCGTTGATTCCTTGTTCACCACAACCATAGGAATAGTCAGAACCATAGGCCTTACCCATTAGTTTGTATTTTGAGAGTTGTTGAGTTGCGTGTGTTAATGCATCGCTTTGTTCCGGTACATGGAAGAAGATGTCAACGTCTCTACAGCCCCATCCATGATGCCAGTCTCTAGGCGCACCTCCGGCGATATAAGCCTCAGTACCTACAGGCATTGCTTGAAGGAATCTATTTAGCTGACGTTTAGCTGCGGCATGTTGTGCTGTAGGTAGCAGACCAGTGCTTTTATTAGTTGCTAGTTTGATTTCATATGTAGTCATTGTATGTTCCTTTCATTTGATGAACATAGAGTTGAGAGAGGTAGCCAGTATTGACTACCCCTCTAGTTGGATTAGAAGTCTACGTTGTTGTCCGGTGTAGGCTTATTACCTTCCACAAGATCAAAGTCAACCGAGGTAGTAGGTTCGTATGGAATGTGGTTGACGATTTGTACAGCCATTAGTACAGTTTTAGTGCCGTTGTATGCACGTGGTGATGCATAGGTGTACACGATTAGATTAGCTATAGAGCCGTTACCGATTGGTGCGGTGAATGGTTCTTTAGCCATATCAACTACACGAATAAAGTTCTCTTTACCGTCTTTATTAGTGGCAGATCGAGCGATATTCATTGCGAAGTTACCGTTAGGTAGTTCACGGATCTTACCGTAGCCTTTGAGTTCATCGATACGGTCTTTAGCAAACTCGAGTTGGATATCGAATTGTTTTGCACCGAATGGATTCTCTTCAGCTTTGTAGACTTTAGCGTAGTTAACTGATACGTTACGGATGATTGATTGCATGATAAACTCCTTTACATGCTTGGTTAGAGACATGAGTGTCTCGAAAGATAGTCCTTGTTAGAACTATCTTAGGTGCTACTCATGGTTTTGGTTATCGATTGCTTGTTCAAATACTTCGGTTAGCTCTTTCATCATAGCTTTGGCGAAACTAGTGTCGTAGTTTACGGCGTCAAAGGCTTGTTGATATAGTAGTTTTTGAGGGTTGTGTTTTAGTTCAGCGAGTTCTTTTTTAAGCGCTTTGTTTTCTTCGAATAGTTCGTTGATGTATCTTTGCATTTCATTATAAGACATTGGTTATTCCTTAATTTCACCGAGGAATGTTAGTAGGGATCTTTGTGAGCCAATTCGTTTAACTAATTGTGTACCACACCATGAGCCTTGATGCCAACCATTTTCTAAGCTTATCTTAGCGATTGTTTTCATTGTACCAACAAAGATTTCGTCGGTTACATTGTGTTTGAAGATGTACTTTCGCTCATCTTTGAAAGACCCTTTAGCATACATATTCTTAGTGAAGCCTTCACTGATGTAGCTTTCGAATTTTCTACCTTGTATTTCAAAGTAGCCAGCGTCTTTCTTTAAACCTAGTACACGTCTTAGGTTTTCGTTTAGAATTGGATCAATGGTTAGTTTCATTTAGAAATCCTCCTTAATGTAGCCGTTGTAGTCAGTGATTTGTATTGCAATCGGAATTCCTTTTCTTATTTCATTACCTCTAAAAGAGATTGGCGTATCTGGTAATAGTAACATTATATTGCCAATTGATTGATTACTTATTAGTACTTCGTCTGGCAGCTCATTCATACAAGAATCTATAACTTTGATAGGTTTTGTACTACGCAAGTTCATTCTCCATTTAGTACTACTTACTTTTGCATGGCCAAACTTGAATAGTTCTTCGTACCGATCTCCATTAAATTCGATTTGTATTGAGTAACCACCGTATGGTCCTTCAGTTCTAGTTTTATCCCAGTTCAATGTGACATCTCTTATCATAACTTTACGCATTTTTCAACACCACTATTACTTCTTTGTAGGTTTCTATTTTATCTTCTAATCGACTAGCAATCTTAAAGAGGCTATCATTCTGTTCTTTGTAATGATTAAGCTGTTCTTCTAGACTTTCGATTTTCTTATCTGCTAGTTCTTTTGCTTCTTCATAAACTTCTATTTCTTGAGCATGAGTAGCTAGCTCTGCAATCATTTTAGATTGATTAGAAAGCTTATCATTTAGTTCATCGATTGTAGTTTGCATCTCTTGTTTAGTCATTGTTATTCTCCTAACTCTACTTCAAGTTTAATTCCTTCTTTTAGATTAAAGAAGTTGAACAAGTCACCGCAAGCACCGTTTAGATCTTTTAGTTGTTGCGCTCTTTCAGGATAGCTATCTTCAATGTCTTCTGCTACAGACCAGAGTAGAATTGTTGCATGTAACATTACATTTGCAGTGATTTCTTGAGTTTCTTTATCTAAGTACATTTAAATCTCCTTAACCAGCATTTAGCACATAGCCAGTAGGTTGTAAAGTTAGTTGCGTCTGACGGTGAGTCACAATTGTCACATTTTGGTCTCATTTTAATCTCTTTCGGTTCACATTAACACACATAAGGACACACCACTACAGGGAATACTCCACGTAAACCCAGAAGTATTCCCAAAGTGGTCCTATTTATGCCCCTGTAGTGTTCATTGACTGTATTCTGTCTTGTTCAGAGTACCACTCAGAGAGAATTTCTTGGAAGCGAGGAGTTTCTCCTGGACCTGCGGCTTCTTCGCAGAGTTCAATGTATTTATCTCTCATTTTCTTTTCAAGACGTTTGTCAGGGTGATATATCTCGCTTATTTCTAAGCCCATTGTCATAGCCTCTTCTGCCTCGATAGCTATTTGTTCATCTTCTCTTACTTCTCTGTCTTGTAGTTCTACTGAAATGTCCTGCATAAGGTTCTCTAGTTGTCTGTTAGACATATCTTTAATGTTAAGGTTACGAATAATCATCACTTTGTTCCTTTCGAGTACTGTTCGATACGCTTCTTGTTCTCTTCAACACGTATCTTGTTGGCTTCTTTTTCTGCCCATTCTTTAAGAGCAGTCGTTGCTTGTCCATTCCACATGATCTGTTCCTTTCTGTGGCTTGAGTTCACGGTAACTAGTAGTACCGTCTGAATTTCGATGAGTAATGTAGGATTCCCCATCGAATGAAAAGATAAGCGGGTCAAAGCTAGGACCGTACTTATCAATGAACCTATCAATACGTTTCATTTGTACCTCCAAGTAGGATACCAATTATCCTTTAGGATAGCACCCCTTAGAGTGCTACCCAGAAGGCGAATTGATTACAAGCTGATCAGACCAGCATCTGTATTAGATCCCGCAAGACGGAAGCCGCAGAAATAGCCAGCCGCAGCCTGCCCAGTGCGAGGATTAACCGCAACACACAACTCTACGGACTGACCGGACTCAATCACAGTCTTAACCGCTTCGATAAGGTAGAAAGGCATTTCACCACCACCAAACGTAGCAGAGAGACAAGTGTAACGAGACCCGTCCTCCAAGACTACCACCAAGGCAGACTTAGTCGCATCCTTGTAACCAGCCTGTACGATCTTAACAGGACCAAGACGCGACCGCCAGACAATAGAAGTAGGAACACCTCCAAGCATAACGTTAGAAGGTACGAACTCCGCCTGTGACTGGACGTTCTCGATGATAGTCATTTGATTAAACTTACCCATAGCTAATCTCCTTGTACTAGGGTGTTAGGGCATGATTGCCCAAAGGAAGCCAACAACGGCAACCCACGAGGCGGCTCGGCAAGGGAGGAGAACCGAGACGCCACGAGGACAGCCAAAAGACCCCCGCCACCCGAAGGCAGCGAGGGCAAGGCAGGGAGGAAACAAAAAAAAGAAACAGGGGGGACTCACAAACAGAGCGGGGGTACCCAACCTCGCTCTACATCTTTTTAACACACAAAGAAAAACTATTAGTACCACTTTGGACCTAAACACCCCCTTATAGGAGATATTTAGAGGACAACTAAATGAACAATAAACGTAAACTGGAACTTCTCAAAGAAGCCAAACGTAGAGAAAAGCTAGGGGCATACGAAAAAGATTTCGCCCTCTTTTCAAAAGAACAAATTAGGATTATTACAAAGAATGCTTCACAAGGTTTCGTTCCGTTTGAGTTTAACGAGGCTCAATCTATCGTAAATGGTAAGATTGAAGAACAGCTAGAGGCTACCGGAAAGGTACGCGCAATTATTCTAAAAGCACGCCAGCAGGGTATCAGTACCTACTGCGCTGCTAGAGTATTCTGGAAGACATTCTTCACTCCTTACACTAGGTCAGTTGTGATGGCGCACGATAGCGCTACCAGTGATGCTCTTTTCAATATGTCGAGAAACATTATCGATAACATGGAGGAGCCACCCGCGCTAAACAAGTCTAATGCCAAAGAGATTCTATTTGAACATAACAAAAGTGGTTACAGGCTCTACACAGCGGGTGCTAAAGAAGCAGGACGAGGAACTACCCCTACGATTGCCCACCTCTCGGAAGTCGGGTTCTGGCAGTTTGACGAACAAATCCTAGCAGGACTCTTCCAGGGAATCTCTCAGGAAGACGGTACTGAGGTACTGTTAGAAAGTACAGCTAATGGAGCCAGTGGAGAGTTCTATCGGTTATACCAGGGGGCTATGAAAGGTGAGAATGAATACATTCCCATTTTCCTACCTTGGTTTATTACAGATGAATATCGTAGGAAGGCACCAGAAGATCTAGACTTAACGGTAGAAGAATGGGATCTGGTGGAAAAGTATGAATTGGATAACGACCAGCTCTACTGGAGAAGGCTAAAGATAGCAGAGTCAGGGGAGCGAAAGTTCCGTCAAGAGTATCCTGCTAGTCCTGAAGAGGCCTTTCTTGTTTCAGGTAACAGTGTTTTTGACCAAGAGGTTATCAACGGTATACAAGTTATTGCTCCTGACTATGTTAGAGAATTCGACGAGAAGAGTAGTTACTTCGAGGATGCTAAAGAAGGACACTTGGAAATATGGGTACCCCCTTCATTCGAAGGTAGGTTTATTATTGGTGCTGATGTAGCACTTGGCGTAGGTCAAGACTACAGTACAGCAGTTATTCTTGATAAGGAGAGACGGGTCTGTGCGCTATTTAGAGATAACTTCACGGATCCTAGTAACTTTGGTGATATTCTATTCTATTTGGGTAGATACTACAACAATGCCTTACTAGCGGTAGAGAGTAATAGTCTAGGTATTGCTACGCTTAATCGACTTAAGCAAATGAACTATGTAAACCTATACTATCAGACTAAGGCTGCTAATCTTCTCAATGAAGAGGGTGGTAAACCTGGTTTCAGGACTACTGTTTCTACAAAACCTATGGTAATAGGAAACCTTAAACGGGCAATTGAGGAAGAAGACGTATGGATTCCCTCAGATGTTATGCTAGGGGAGTTAAGAACTTATGTTTCAGCAGAAAACGGGTCAACTAATGCCCTCCCAGGAAACTATGATGATACTGTTATGGCTCTTGCAATCGCATTTGAAGCCTATAGAACACACCAACATAGGTTAACTGATGATAATGTCTCGTGGAGAGATAAAGTAGGCCACTTAGTGGAGGAGAATACACAATGGCTATAAGAGGTGATGATAATCATCCAGGACTCAAGAACCTAGTGTCTATAAAAGACAGCGAGATGGCTGAAGAATGGCGCAAAAGGGGACTTGAGGTAAGACGAAAGAATAAAGAGAAGCGAGATTTAGCAAAACAAACTATTCTTGCTATGAAATCCCTTGGAGATGAGGCACCTGACGCTATGTCGGCACTAAACTACGTGTTAGTACAGGCGATGGAAGACGGGGATACAGATCAAATTATTAAAGTTGCCAGTATTCTAGCAGAATATCAGGCACCGAAGTTAAGTAGGCAAGATGTTACACAGACAAACCTAGATGCTTCAGACCTCACGGACGAAGAGTTACAAGCGGAGCTAGATCGGCTCACGCTTCAATAAAAACTACCATTGTCCTCACCTAGTCTGGGCCGCTAGGGGTAGGAGAGGCCCATTTTAATAAAGTTTAAAGGATTCACCTATAAGAAAAGAAACAAGAGGTATAGATCACCCATGAAGTGTGTTAAAGTATGTACGTTAGACGCCACAGGCAAATACTGTGTTGGGTGCGGTAGAACTCTTAAGCAAATAGAGGAGGCGGGAAAGAAATGACAATAGAGAAAGGTAATGAAACCTTCAGTGGTTACAATAAACCTAAAAGAACCCCTAGCCACCCTACCAAGTCTCATGCAGTTTTAGCCCGCAGTGGCGGTAAAGAAAAACTAATTAGATTTGGTTCACAAGGTGTATCTGGAAGTCCAAAGAAACAAGGCGAAAGTGAAAGCTATCGTAAGCGTAGGCAGGGCTGGAAAGCTCGCCATGCAACAAATATTAAAAAAGGTCCAATGAGTGCAGCTTATTGGGCTAATAAGGTCAAGTGGTAAACCCAGGAGCGGTAAATGACACAAATAGGAAGATATCAACAGGTTAAGCCCATATCTTCGGCTAAGAAACCAACGGAACGTAAGGTTCCTCTTTCTCAGCCAGGATCTAAAGGCTATAGCCAAAAGACTATGGAAGGCAGTAAACCTGTCTATAGTGGTACGGGTGGTAAACTATAATGGGATATCGTTATAAAGAAGCCGTATCGGATGAAGAACTAGTTAACATTATTGAGGCAGGAGTTCAGAGTTCTTCAGGGGATTGGTTAAACAGTTCTGATCTAACAAGGGAGAGACTTAAGTCTACTTATGAGTATGCCGGAGTTGCAGCAGCACACCTAGCTCCTCAGGGCGTAAGTACTATTGTAGATACAAGTACTACTGAAGTAGTGGAGGCTTACACAGCCGTACTCTCCGACCTATTTTTGTCTAATAATAGAATCGCTAGGTTTATTCCCTACGATGACACTCCAGGGGCTTTTAAGGCCGCTAAGGATGCAGCTAACCTAGTTAACTACTGTATCTTTAAAAAGAATAAAGGATGGGAAATCCTACAGACTTGGATGAAGGCTTCTCTTCTCTGGAAGAATAGCGTTATTCGCTGGGACTACATCGAAGACTTTGATTACGTCATGGAAGAATATGAGGAAATCGATGAAGCTAAGCTCGATGAGATTCTCTCAGATGAAAACATTGAAATTGTCAATGAGCTAACGCTCAATCCTACATCAGAGACTATTTCTTATATTGATGTACGACTACGCAAGAAGATCGATAAGAGCCGCATTAAGCTAGAAGTTATTCCACCTGAGTCTTTTAGAATTAGTAACGAAGCTAAAGACATTGAAGACGCTAACTTTGTTGGTCTACAATCAGAGATGACACGTTCAGATCTCCGTAAGTTCTACCCTGAGTGGGCAGCGGGATTAACAGAACAAGAGTGGCAATCTCTAGGAACTGACGAAGATTGGTTAGGTAGCGGTAACTACAGTGAAGACGTTGCTGCTAGAAAAGAAATTACTGGTCAGAGATACTGGCAGGGATACGAAGGTAAAAACACCTATCCTGCAGAAGCTAGCCGTGAAGTTACACTAACTGAGTCTTGGATTCGGGTAGATAGAGACGGAGACGGTATTGCAGAGCTTAAGCACTTTATTACCGTAGGAAATCATATTCTCTATGAAGAAGATGCTGAATACGTACCACTAGCTAGTATTGTACCAATTGATATCCCACATGAATTCTTTGGTTTATCAATGGCAGACTTTACCCGGTCTTCTACTCTTGCTAGCACAGCAATCCTTCGTGGATTTGTAGAGAATACTTACCTAACTAACTATTCTCCAAAGCTAGCTGATCCAAACGTAGTAGACTTCAGTGCACTACAAAACATGAAGCCTAAGCAGATTATTCCAACTAACGGTAATCCACAAGGCGCAGTAGCAGCACTAGCACCAGAGACTATTTCAACAGGTACCGTACCACTGCTTGAACATCTACAGATGATTAAAGAACAAGCAACAGGTATGTCAAAGGCTGCACAGGGTCTAAACGATACGCTTTATGTATCGGGTAACTCTGAACAGAAGCTTTCAGCTGTACAATCAGCTGCTCAAAAGAGGATCCAGCATATCGCGCGTAGATTTGCGGAGACTGGATTTAAGCGACTTATTAGCGGTATCTATGAAACTCTGTATGCCAATATGAAAGGTAAGCAACCCTATTCTCTAGATGGAGCATATGGGATTGTTAACATGAGTGAGTTACCTTCAAAGATGGACGTAGAGATTCTTCTCGACATTGGTGAAAATTCTAACGCTACTATTATTAATAAGCTTAGCAAGGTAGGAGCAGAAATTCTACCAGGTCTAAATCAACAGGGTGCAGGTATGGTAATTAAACCAACGGCTCCTGCTGTACTAGCAACTAAGTTAATTGAAGCAATGGGAATCGATAGTAATGACTTCCTTGAAGACTATACTCAAGAAGAGTTTGTACAAAAGGCAGCTCAGGCAATTGAACAACAGAGTAAAGATGCTCAGGCTAATCAGGCCATTGAACAACGTAAGAAAGAAGCCGATGCTGCACTAGCAGAAGCTAACGTCAGTTATACTCATGCTCAAGCTAAAAATACTATGGATGATAATGCTCGCCAACTTGCAGTGTCTATTGATAAGCACTTCCAAGAGTGGGCAGATATGACCATTAAAGCAACTAAAGAGGGTGCAACTTTACCGGAGCATCCTTCCTATGATCAGGTTCTTATGCTTGCCCGTCAAATTATTATGGGACAGCCAGAACCACAACAACAGGAAATGACACAACAAGATGGACAAATACCGCAAGACAGCTGAGACGAAGCTAGGTAATAATAAGTCATACGGTAATCATAAGGTTCATCCTGAAGAATTGGCGCGAAGGGCTCATGTTAAGGGTCACTTCGCCGCCAAGGAACGGGATGAATTCTTTGATGAAGTATACGGTGAGGTTCTAATCGACCTCTTTATTGAATGGCTCAAGACGGAGCCGCATGAAACAAAGTCCCGTGAGTTTCTCTATAGCTCTGCTATGGCACTAGGAAGTGTTAAAGAGAAAATGATAGGCTTTGAAATGTATGGGAAGAATATTCCGCATATGATGGAGGACAACAATGGCGAAGCGAATAATTGATTACGCCCAACTTACTAAGAATTATGAAACTATGATTGATACACTAGAGTATGACTCTATGCGTAGCGCAGGAAAGGCTAAGCTTAATGCTGAAGTACTTTATTATATGCACGCACTTAAAGATCGTTATAGTTCTAAACAACCTAAACCTGTAGTAACACCTGTTACTAAGAAGGGAGGTAATTAGAAATGGAAGATACCA